AGTATCGTTATATCCTTTTGATACAACAACTCCACCCATTTCATAGATACGTGCAAATCTTGAATCACCTAAATAAAGTGTGTTAGCTGTTACATTATTATCTTCTACGATATTCAATGCTCCAATACGTGGATCATTAAAGTTGAATACATAGTTGTAAGTACTATCTTTTTTCAATTTCAATTTGTTGATATCTGCAATGTTCATTGCTACGAAATCTGGTTGATATTTAGCACCACCAACAGAAGTAATATCTTCAGAAACTTTTGCAATCAAATCATAAATGTTTGCATCTGCAATTCCAGAAGCAACAGCCGTGTAAGCTGGTGATGAAGTGATCAAACCTTTTAAGTTAGTTCCTGTGTTATCACCTACTACGATTTGTGAAGCCACTTTATCAAGTACGTTTGCATCTAAAAACAATTCAAGTTCAGCAGCAGCCATAACCTCATCATTGAAAAACTCCTCAGATACAGGAAGTGAATCACCGATTTTTTGCAATGCCAAAGTGTAACCTTTGAATTTAGCAGTACTTTCAGCAAATGCAACACCTTCAGCAACTGAAGCGGCAGCTTTTACGGTTGTAGCTTCATCCCAGTCAACATAAGCAATAGTACCATTATGGTTACCAGCACCAACAGGAATTTTGCGAAATAATTCATAAAGACTTCTTTTTTTACGTTGTAATTGACCAATACCGTCAACTAATGCAACGTGTGGATTTGTAGCGATAGAAGCTCTTAATGTGTCAGCTTTCAATACTACTTCAGCGTTTCCACCTTTTGCAATAGCTTTTAATACTTCTTTGTTTTCTTTGATTTCTTCAACAATAGTCTTAACAGTTGTAGTTACTTTCATTTCTTTTAATTGGTTTACTTGTTCTTGTAGGTTTTCAAATACTGATTTTTCAATTGTTTCTTTACCTTTCAAAGCTTCGATTTCAGCTTTTAATGTAGATACTTCAACATCTTGTGCCTTGTATCCTTCAACTTTTGCGCTTAATGCGTCTAATTGTTCTTGTGTGATCATTTTTAAAATTTGTTTAATAGTTTGTTAAATTCGTTTTCATTCATTTTTTGAGTAACTTCTACGGCTGGCTCATTTTCTGAAAGTGTGTGAACGGCTTTCATATTATTTTCAAGTGTTGGTGTAACTGGATTAGATCCTATAACTACTGCACTACCTTCAATTAATTTTGCTTCAAGTACGGCCCAGAAATAACCTTTTTCAATTGCTGTTTCTTGATTTGCCACTTCTGGTAAATATTTATTCCAGTTTTCAAATTCTTGTGTGCTTGATGGATTATTTGCACAAAGCAACATTTTAACATATGACATTCCAACGCTGTGATTTTTCACAAACCCTTTTGAATATTGCTCATACATAAACTCGTTACGATCTTCTTTTACTTTACTTTCAAAGATTAAACATTCTGTCTTACCATCATATTCAAAACCCAATTGTTTAAAAGTAAATTGTTGAGTAAATACATTTAAATCTTCACCATCTGCAATGATTTTGTCAAACTCCATACAGTGTTCTTGCAAATGTACAATATTTTTGTTTTCATTTATAGACTTGTTCCATAATCCTTTAATATGTACATCACCGTGAGAGTCTAAAAAATTAGTTGAATTTACTACAACTTTCACTTTTAGTTCTTCTTCAGCTTCCTGAACTGGCTTATTATTAACAATTGCCTTAGTTGTTTCAATTGGCGAAAATGAAAATGTATCTGCCTTTTTAAATGATGCCTTTTTAAATGCGATCAGTTTGTTTTGATTCTTTACAATAAAATCAATTTCCTGTTCTTTATTTTCGAACGATGGTATTTTCATTTTGTTTGTCTTTTTTTAGTTGCTCTATTTCTTCTTTGGTTATCATAACTCATCCAGATTTATGTTGTTTTGATCTGCTAAAATTTTGTTATCAAGTTTCAATTTAATCACTTCCTGACGTTCCTTTTCAAACACTTGATTAAATGCCAAATGTTCCCAACTCATAAATAATTCAGAATAATTAAACTTTTCCTCAAAAGTATCTGTTAATAATTGGCCTTTTGGCTTCAAAACATATTCAACGTGTCTATTTGTTGCTTTTTCTTGATTTTCGTATGTGCTACCTTTTAAATTAGATTCTAATATATCTTTTGGTATTCCATACATTGATCCTATCATAAAATAGTCATTGTAAAAACATTCATCCAGTTTTAATCTGGCTATGTCATCAACAAAACGCTTTATTTCAATAGGCTTTTTTATTGCGTGAACGCTTTTGCTACTTCTTACAACTCCTTCAATATTTCTTTTTTCTACATCGGTCATATTAACCGATTCTAAACTGTCATTTTTAGCAGTAGCAACAAATTTCTGGCTAAATTCTAAATTGATATTTTTAGCATTTAAAGCATTTTCAGAATTAGAAATAATTTTGTATAAAGCATCTAATCTTGAAACACCTTTAAAATGGTTATCACTAACAGAGTTTGTAAGATCGTAAAATGGTGTAATTTCTGAAATCGGAATAACTCTGGATGTATTACCAATATTATACTTAATAGTGCCTTTTATAATATCTGAATATGTTATTTTAGATAAAATAAGACTGTTTAACTTATCAACTATATTTGTATCAAATTCAATATTCGCTGGATTTAACCATTGTATTGGTGATGTTTCATTTAACTGATTGTTTGGTGTCCAAAGGTAGGCTGTTCCCAATTGCATAAAAAACATATAATCCCACAGAAATTGTGTCCAGTTTTGTTTAAAGTTTGGCTTTTTCCTTTGACTATAAAGAAAGTCAGTTTCTGTTAATGTGTTAATCTTACCTAAACTAAATAAATCACAGTTTAAAGCAAAGACTTTTAACGCTGCTGGATTTGATAATACAACATTCAGTTTTTCTTTATCATTATTAAATTTTGATAAATTTGCGTTTTGGTTTAATACTTCATAAAAGAAATTCCCGCTTAGATCCCTCTCAATTGTTTGAGGTGCATTATTACCAAAAGAAAAATTTAGATTGAATCCCATAATAAAATTTTCACAAAGTTACTAAATATTTTTTATAATATTCATCTCAAACAGTTTTTGTGCAATATATTCAATTGCATTAATTAAATGGTCGTTGCCATCCTCTGGATTTTCTAACGTTACACCGAACCTATCTTTTTGATAACTATAATTTTCCTGTTCAAATTCTATGTTTTTTGATGTTGAAGTGTAGTAAACATTTAGGCCTTGCATTGTGCCAATCCTGTCAATCAATCGAGTCTTACCACCAACAGAAACGGCATACTCCCAACCTGATCTCCTTAAAGCTATAATCTTTGTAGGCCTGTTTGAATCACAAACAATAATTTTATCTTTTGGTATGTTTAACTTTGTAAACATCCAACTTACCAGTCCTTCATCCTGATTTGCGTTTATTTGGTGTAGTTCAGTTGTGGTTAAATTTTTCCTTAATTCGTTCTCACTTTTGTAGTTTAACTCGTGAACGTATAAATTACCATCGTGGTATTTAACCTCAACAATTGCAAATGGATCAACCAACCCCCAATCACAACCATAATAAGTCTGTTTTTCAATGTTTAAATAATCATAATAATTGATTTCATTCCAGTTATAAATACGGCCTTGTTTTTCAGCTTTTAAGCCTAATCCGAATACTTGCCAGTTATATTCATTTGATGTGCCTTGTTTTACATTGTATTCAGTAGGCTCGTAAGATAGTATTTTCTTTTTTTGCTCTATTGGTATGAAGGGATTGTCTTTAAATGTTGAGTGTATAACAATAGCGTTATCTCGTTTCATAACGCTATCTGCCCAATGGTTACCTACTGGGTTGTAATCCATAAAGATAGTATTAGAGCATCTCATATCTAACTGGTCAAATGTTTCTTTTGATAGTTTGTAAAATTCATTAAACCATAAATAGTCTGAATGGTAACCCATCACTTTCAATTCATCATCTGTACCCTCGATAAATATCTGTGATCCGTTAGGGAAGGTGAAATAAGATTCTGATTTATTATAAACTACTTTATCCCAATTATCTAACGTTGGGTAATACTTTAACATATCTTGCAAAATTGTATCCTTACAATCTTTTTTAGTAATCCTAAAAGCTGCTAATTTAATGCGCTCATTTGACCATGCTAAAACCCAAAACAACTGTAATATACTAAAGGTCTTACTCGAACGAGAAGACCCTGAATTAATAATATATTTATACTTTCCAGTATTTAAAGCGTTATGATTTTTCTCAAATACTGTAGTAGCTTTAATCCTCACTTGGTTTGATTATTTCGATTTGTAAGGTTGTATTTTGTATTTTCTCACCCCCAGAAGTTACGTCTGTTTTATCACCAAATACTTTAGGATACATTTTCGCCATTTTCCATTTTAAAGTATTAACTAAAGCATTATAAATAGGGTATTCAATTTCTTTAGTGATTAACATATCTCTTAAGTCATCAATTTCATTTTCCAATGCTAATGCTTTATCCTGTTGGCTGCTCACATACAGTGTGCGTAATTCATCATTATTATTTTTCCATCTTCTAAATGTTGTCCAGTTTGGATACTTTGGATCAGATTCTAATATGCGTATGATATTATTACCTAATGCTATTTCATTACATATCTCTTTTGACAAATCAAAACTATATTCACTTGGTCGTGCCATAATACAAAGTTACAAAATTAATTACAATCTTTTCTTATTCGTTTTATCTTATCGTCATATTGCCTTTTTATTTCAATCCTACAAGTTGAACTACCTCCACA